AACTATTTCACTTTGTTCAAACTTCTTACCAGCTACAGCTTCTGAACCAATAACGACTAGCTCTTGTAAACCTTCTGTCGTTCCCTCGGTAATAAAACCTTTAGATATGCCACCAATAATACTTGTTGAAACGCCGTTTGGTAATAACTTAGCGATACCTAGGTTTTCCAAGACAGCCATGATGGCACCGCCAGTGGCTGCTATGTCGTCTTTCTGTGCTTGGTTTAAACCTTCGATCTCATCGAGCGACTGACTAATCTCACCGACGCCAAACGGGTACGTTAGTGTGCCTCCTGATGCTAATGCTGCTCCCATGTATGGAAGTGCCTGGGCAGTCTTTTGAGACACAAAGTTAACGAATGATCCGACGTCTTTGATGTCACCTGTAGTCAGGTTTTGAAAGTTAAGGTCGTCTTGTAACTTTTGCGCTGCTTCCGCTGACAGATCAGCTGCTTTCTCCAGGCGTTTAGTTTCTGCCTGGTTAACTGCATCGATGTCGATAGGATCAAATCCAAATGTCTCTCGAACTGGGTTAGCTACGTTTTCTGTTAGATACTTTTGTGCATCACCAAACACGCCGCCTGATAGATTACGCTGTAAGGATGCTACACCTGACTGTGATAATGATTGAGATTGAGCATCACCTACTTTAAAAGCAGTACCAAAAGACGTATCGCCTGTAGGCGCTTCTGGTGCTTCATTAACTGGCTCTGGCTGTTGTACTTGGTTGTTTGTTGGCTGCGCCCTGGCTGCTTTGATAGCTTGTGCAAGCTTAGTAGCAGCTGCGGTATCTCCAGCGGCATGTGCCGCTTTGAGCGCACGGCTCAAGCGTTCTAAATCAGCCATAGGTATTCCTAGTTATTAATTAGTGGGAGCGTATTGATTAACCAAATCGTCGACGTCAGAGCTACCTCCAGAGACGGCTGCTTGTATCTTCTTAGCAATCTCCAAGCGTCTCTCAATTTGCGGTATCCAAGCGCCTTCGTTATCAAGAGCAATACTTGGGAATGGAGACATAAATAAGTTCATTTCTTGGTTAGAGATAGCACCTTTAGTGAGGGCTACTTTAGTCAACGTCTGATCTACTTTGAACTCTTGTAGTAACTGGCGTAAGTACGCACGTTTAGATCCTTCGTTTGAACCTGACCACCAATCTGATATACCCAAACGGTCTGCCCATTTTCCAGCGGTCCCATCATAGAAGCCTGTAAGGCCCCCTTCTTTTAGCCCCTCTAGAATAATCTCCATTGTCTCAATCTGAGCATTAGCCATTGCTACGGCTTGCTCGTCTTCTGGATCTATTTCGGGCTTGGCTTCTTGCTCCATCTTGCGCTGCAAGTCTAAGCGACGTTGCTGCTCGAGGGCCTGTTCTTGCTGTATGGCAAACTCGTCCATGTCTCGAGCGCGGTTGTAATCCATGATGTCGCCATACGTCTGTCCCATTGCGTTGTAGACACCTAAGCCACCACCAGTGGCTGACTGACCGAGACCAGATGTGCCTATACGCATCATTGCTTCACCAAGACCTATTTTCTGGTTCTGTGGCATCTGAGGCATACGGATAGAGCCTCGAGCGTTACCACTGAGCGCTCCACCTGGTTGCGCTGTTGTGTTCATGGGTGCGTTGTTGGCTAAAACTGGCATTACATTTTGCGCCCCGTTATAACCTGGGGTAAATCTTTGGTTCATTAATGCTGGGTTCATTCTGTGTCCTCCTATACGACGCTAAATTGGCCTGGTTGGTAGCCAAAGTAGGGGTTCATAAAAGCGGAGTTACCGATGGCACTTCCTATCTGTGGTCCATACTGGTTCCCAAAGCCAAAACCAGCGCCCATACCAGCAAAGGTTTCTGCCGTTGGGTTTACCATGTTGGCTTGTGCAGTATTATTAGTTGTCGGAGCGCGGCCCAACATGCCAGACATGTAGTCTTTGTACATGTTGTATCCAAAGTCTCGATTGCCCTCAAAGTTGGCTCGGGTATCATTAAGTGCCGTCTGGTCAAACCCTTGTTGATTAGTGCCAGCGCCAAACGCCATGTTGCCACCATTTGTCGCCAGGTTTGTGCCTGTGTTAAATGCGTTGGCTATTTGGCTATTCATGTTGGCTGCGTTGCCAAATTGGTTGCCTACGTTACCAATGTTATTGGTTGCGTTCATAGCAGCGTTAGACGCATTTCCATAAGCACCGCCCATGTTGCCCGTCATTGCTGCCTGGTTGCCTATGTTGCCAACGGCGTTACCTAAGAAGTTGCCTGTGTTAGCCATTGATGTTCCCATCGATCCTGTGGCGTCCATAGCTTGTCCAAACTGTGCGTTGTCTTGGGCAAGCTTGGCGTTTCTCAATTGGTTGACGACGTCTGATCGCACGTCAGCCTCTCTGTCAGCAAAGCCTCTTTGGGCTACAGCTGAGGCGATACCAGCGCGGCTAGAGTTAGTGTTTCCACTGCCTGATGCGCCCATGTTGATCCCTGGCAATGTGCCTTCCTCGAGTGCGCGACGATCATCTCTGAGCATGGCGTCCACCAACGGGTTAGCATTGTTTACTGCGTAGTCGTTGGCTGCACCTATGCGGTCCTCATTGGCCCTGTCAGCTAGGGCTCCAAATCTATTTGTGATGCCTTGGGACTGACCAGTAAGGGCATCGAACTGTCCTTGGTAGTCACCTATCTGTTGTCGGTTACCACGGTAATCGTCAGCTAGTCCTATGTTCTTGGAGTACATATCGTCAAACTGACCAGTGCGGCCAGATATTTGATTACCTAAGCCATAGAACTGATTGTATAGGTCCTGTGAATTATTACCGAAGCCAGCGTTGTTTGCCATCATGTTCTGACCAGTAGCCATGTTGCCAGTGCCAAAGTTGTACATAGCGTTGTTGGCGGTGGTCTGCATGTCATTAGGGCCAGCTAAGGTTTGTCCCTGGTAGTAACCTCCAGCGAGAGCATCGTTGAAAGCACCTTGACCACCTTGCAAACCAGCGTCCACGTATGGCTCGTATTGTCTAAAGCCAGCCATGTTGGCTTCGTTCATACGTTCATTTGCAGCGCGGTCAGCTTTAGCGCTCTTATTTGCCATCAAGCCGCCAACGACGGCACCTATTACGGGCCAAACCATAGGCTTCTCCAATCTTATGTATGTATGTGTTTTTAGTTTAAACTTGTACCCAGGATGATCCGTTGTAGACCACGAGACCACTGAACCCATTACCGAGAGGGTTCCAAGGACTTACCGCATAGCGCACCATGCCCTTCTTGGGGCTGTCTGGTGGATTGTCTATTACTTGGATCGTTCCCTCGATGACGCTTCTTACGGCGTTCTCAATGGACTGTAGTTCCTGAGCTATGTAAATCTTCACGCTCTCCTCGAGAGACGGGACTGCCCGTCTGACGTATGCATTAACAGTGACGTCGGTAATCTCATTGGTTGCCATGTCTAGCTTCTCCCCGTCGCCACGACGTCGAAGTCAAAACCTGAGACCGTAAAGTCTTTAATATCTGCTGTTTCTATCTTGTAACTAAGGTAGCGCCCTGACGCTCTAGAGTCGATCTTGTATGCAGTACCACTGTTAAAGGTAAAACTGGTTTCATATGTAGGATCTAGGGTAGCCAGGTCGGCTGCACCCATCGAGACAACAAACTCTTTATTGCCAGCGCTGGTGACAAACTGAGGGACCATCTTTGTGATGTTCTTGTAGCCTGACAATGGCAGCTGCGCCTCATCCAGGTCTATGCCTACGCGCTCCAACTTTATTGGTTTAGTTGCAGCTGTATCTAGTGGCTCTGACAAAGACGAATTCTCGTTTATGCCATCCAGACCAAACATCTTTGATGCTGTCAGGCCATCGACTGTGGATGCCTGTCCGAGCATGAGAATGTTACGTGTAAAGCCAGCGTCCTGGGCGGCGTATGTACCGCCAGCTGTGTCGTAGGTTAATGTCGTTGATGCGTAGGTAGAAACGGTGTTTACGTTTGCTGACGTACCAGCGTAGATGTTAGGCAGATCTAAGAAAGACCAGGTGTCACTTCTGTAGTTGTAGACAGCTGCTCGATTACACCCGTCGCCATTTGTGAACTCTGCCATGTCATCAGCGCTTTTGTAACAGAAGTAGATCTCTTCTCTCGCCTGGTCATACTGAACGAAGCACCTGTTAAAAGAGTTAGTGTCGATACTTGAGAAGACGTAGTCCTTGATGCGCCCGTCGACTATGGACTGCCTGGAGACGCCGTCTGTGACGTAGATGTCATTTTGATCGAAGACGTAGTGTTTACCTTCCACCTCGACAATGCAGTTCTGATTGACGACACCAGCATCATTAAAGAGCTTACGAAAGTTGAATATGAAGGTGCCACCAACGAACTCCATAAGCCACACCTGGTCACTAGAGTAGATCAGGAAGTTGGAGCCGAGAGTGGCCCCGTCTATGATAGGGGTAGTCATTTGCGATAGGTCATTAAAGCCAGCTGACTTAGTGGTATCTGTAGCGTCCCAGCTGTCTGGGGCGTTGTTTGCCAGCGCTATATTGCTGAAGCGAACCCTGGTGGGAAATGCAGAACCGCCCTCGTCCATGTTAAGTGCTATCAAGAAATCACCAAAGGATCTTAAGGAGGCAGTGCGCCAGGTACTGTCCCAGTTTACAAGGGTGGCAAAGTTAGACATAGACGGTGATCGATACAAAGGTAAGACGTCTACCCTGTTAAGGTACTGCACGTTAGCTAATGACGTAGTTGTTACCTGGGCAGCGCTGGTTGATGACGACGTAGCGTGATCGAGCGATATGGTGCCATTGGTAAACTCATGTACGTCGAAGGTATCACTAACAATAATGACAGTGTCGTAGCCTGTGGCGTTGTAGAGGCCATTAGTAAAGATAGGTGTAAACCCAGTTACGTCTATAATTGATCTGAAGCCAGGAGAGCGACGGACGTTGCCCTGGTCAAAGCGCACGTTCTTTGCCCTGGTGTATGCATTAAGCGGAAGGTTAAATGAATCAACGTCAGTAATTACGCCTACGGAACCTAGGTTACGGATCGGTAGGTTTGGCATTGCTTGTGTTTCACTTCTTTCTATTGCTGTCGATGACAACGGTTACAAAGATAAAGACGATAGCGGTAGCCATGAAGGCATACAGGATAATCTCAGATATAGGCATCATCAAAGTGAGGGCCATGAAATAGTGTTAGGAAACCCAGCTTGTTGTGGGACATCTAATAAGGCCATCCTATAGGCACTCATGTCAGCTTGGTCTTGCTCGGACATTGCAGCCCAGCGCAGAGAGTTGCTCACGATGGGGTCCACTTCAGATACCAGGCGTCGGTCTCTTTCGGCTCTCACATCAGCGGCTGTAGCTGCATCTAGTTCTGCCTGGGTTGGTGCCACGTAAGCAGTAAAGTCAGATCCGACCAGTGCTAACAGGGCTGCATTGTCTATTGTCATGTCTGTGTCGGAGGGGTCGATAGTGTACGGTATCCATCCATAGGTGGGATGGTTTATCTCGACATTCATCCTAGCGTTGTCAGACGACAGAGATGCTGCATTTCTGTACTCTGTGATAGCTACTGTCGTTGTAGTCATGTTATGCAATCCTCAAGAATAATGTTGCTGGGTAACGCCCTGACGTAACATCAGCTTCACCCATAGCTCTCCAAGTTCCACTTGGTGATGCACCACCAATGTCCATAGCAGTGTCATCACTGTATATAGATGTAGAAACAGAACCAGCGTATCTCAAGCTGGAGCCATAGTAGGTAGTGCCAGCTGTTATAGTGCCATACGATGATTTACCGAGCCAAGCGTATGAAGTTATTGCCCCTAGGGAATAATTAAAAGTAGCACTTATAGTTGTGCCAGATATTATAATACCACCACCAGCTGTATACGCCGTGTTAGTATCTGTGGAGCTAATGGTAAAGTTAGGGTAGGTCCCAGAGACTGATGTAGCGCCAGACCCCGTCAGATTGACAGTCTGATCTGGTGCAGAGTTACTTATGGTCGTACCCGATATGGAGATACCGCTGCCAGCCGAGAAGGATGCAGACGATCCACTTATGACACCATTGGCATCGATAGCTATGTTGGCACCAGCTGAGAAGGCACCCCTGATGTTGCTGTCGGTGACACGGCTGAATGTGTAGTTACCTGAGTTATCGTAAGCTAAGGAGCCGTAGCCAGTGCCTGAGTTGGCAGCTGCAAAGTCTGTGGTCGAGAGGTTACCTGACGCTGCAACTGAGATGGCATTGATTTGTGCTTGGATGTCTGACGTTACGTTAGTTAGGTATCCTAGTTCGGTGCTACTGAGACCAGCGCCTGACTGCCCAGACAACAAGTTGAGGTCGTTGGCGTTACCAGTGTATGAGCTAATAAGATTAAGGTGGTCCTCGGTAGCTGTGACGGGCGCATCGATGTTGGGAAAGGTATTCTTGATGGTGCTCTTGAGGAGACGAATGTGGTCGTCTGCTTGACCTAGGCCATCAGTGGACGCTGGGTTGCTGGCGTTCAGACTGTTGATGTAGGTTCCTGACTCTAGGGCCATGACGGGGTTCCTTACTACTTGTGGGGGGACTGTGGTGGGACTGGGGTCTACTGAGAACCGTAAGAGGTACTGTGGTGGGGCTGGGGTTGCTGCTTCAAAGAGGCTAACAACAACAACAACAAGAACAACCTTTAACGGTCTTTTGAAATCTATTGATTGATTAGACCACTGGGGGGGTCAAATGTCTGACATGGGACCCACCAAAGTCATTGATTCATTAGACATTGATTAGATTAGACTACTGGTATCCAATGATATCAATAGCTTACCAGGTCAACGGATACTATATCCGATGACATGAGTATGATCTGATGGTGTATCGATGGTAAGACATTAGACATTATGCGATAGTTGTTAGGCTAAGGTGTTTTTCTTTAAGTTACAAATGG